GAAGAAATGCACGACGTCATGGTTGAACCAGTCGTTGATGTATCAGACGAAAGCCAATCATGATTCACTTCGTTAATGTCCCCATTACTCTCGACGCTTCAGCAGGCGAAGATGCCCCCAAGACCATCACTGGTATCGCAGTCCCTTGGGCTCCAGTATCGGCAACCGTTATGGACGGCACCAAAGTTTCCTTCGCTCGTGGCGCTTTTGATCTAGACATGAAAGCCCCCAAATTGCTTGAAAATCACGACATGAGCCAACTTCGCGGCGTCGTGTCATCGCTCGCTGATATGCCAGAAGGTTTAGGATTCACGGCCACCTTCGCAAAAACGGGCGCAGCCGCTGACGCCATTGAACTCGTAAAAGCAGGCGCTTACGACTCAGTGAGCGTTGGCGCTGTACCTACAAAGTTTAAGTACGACAAGAACGGCGTCATGGTCGTTTCAAAGGCTGATCTCGTAGAGATTTCCCTTGTCGCACAGCCAGCATTTAAGGATGCTGTCATTACAGAAATCGCTGCATCAGAACCAGAAGAAGATGCAACCGAACCCACCCCAACAGATTCCGAGGAGGAACCAGAAGTGGCAACACAAGAAAACCCAGTGGTTGAGGTCGAGGCTTCAATCATCCCAACAACATCCATCTACGCAACCGCACGACGTGAAGTAAAACTTCCAACCGCTGTTGAATACCTTGCAGCAGCAATCTCAGGTGGCGACCAATGGCGCGGAATGAGCGATGCACTTCGCGCAGCCGCACCAGACATTGTCACAACTGACACACCCGGAGTTCTTCCAACACCGATTATCTCACCTGTTTACAACAACTTCATTGGTCGTCGCCCAGTCGTTGATGCAATTGGCGCACGTGCCTTACCTACTGGTGGAAAAGTGTTTATTCGCCCTGAGGTAACAACCCATGTGACTATAGGGGCAAGTATTGCTGAGCAGTCACCAAGCCAAGGCACAATGGTCGTGTTCAACAACCAAGTCACCAAGCAAATTTTTGGTGGATATGTCAATATCAGCGAAGCCACAATTGACTGGAGTGATCCCGCAATCTTGTCAGTTGTTCTTGACGACATGGGCCGTATCTATGCCAATGCAACCGACAACTACGCAGCAGACCAATTGGCTTCTGGTGCATCAGTAACACGCAACTTCACCGCTGCAGACTTGGATGACCCAAGTGTTTGGTCAGCATGGGTAGCAGGTGCAGCAACAACCATCTTGTCATCGTCTAACGGAAACTTGCCAACACACTTGTTCCTTGCAGCCGACATTTGGGGCGACTTGCTCGCACTGAGCGATTCCTCAAAGCGTCCGTTGTTCCCACAGGTTGGGCCAATGAACGCATACGGAAACCTTGCACCGGGACAATACAACGGCAACGCTTTCGGGTTGCAAGTTGTGGTTGACCGCAACTTTGCCAATGGCACACTCATTCTGGGTGACGCATCTGGATACGAACTGTTTGAACAACAGAAGGGCGCAATCAGCATTGACTCGCCTTCAACGCTTTCACGCACAATCGCATTCCGTGGCTACTTTGCAGCGTTGATGATTGACTCAACCAAGTTCGTCAAGGCTGCTTTCGTCTGATAAAGACGAACTAGAAAGACTGCAAGACCATGGCTGTATTCAATCTCGCTTTTCATGCGCGACTAGACAACTATGCAATCTTGCAGACTTTTGTTGACACAGATATCCAACCGCAAGACTCGGTAGTTGTAGCAGGAGCAGATCACGGCTTTAGTGGTACGCACACTGTTATTTCTACCGAGCCTTACGACTTCATTGGCGTTTCTGATGAGGGCGACTTGCTTTTTGATTATGACGTCATCATGGAAAACCAGTTCATCTACAAGAACACTGGAGACAACTTCGAGCGTTCGGTTGCTACTGGCACAGTCACTTTCACCCCAACTTGCTCATGGATTGTTAGCGCCGATGTCACCAGTTGGCTAGGCATCGAGGTTGCTACCGCTAATGACACCGCATTCATCGCTGTATGCGTCTCAGCGGCCAACTCTTGGGCGTTCCGCAAGCGTAGAGAGGCTGGCTACACAGACAGCCTTACAACGGCTCCTGACGGCGCAGCCAAACTAGGAACAATCATGTATGCAGCCACCCAATACCGCTCCCGTGGCGCTGTTGACGGCTACGCATCCTTTGACTCAATGGGCATGGGAACACCAACCATGTCGCTCGGCCAGATCATGCAACTGCTTGGCTGTGGAAGGCCACAGGTTGCCTAATGGCTGCAACAGGCATTCTCTACGAAGCAGTGAACGCAACCAAGACCGCACTCACGGCTTTGGGCTTGAAACCAGTTACCGACCCACGCAACGCTCGACCATTGTCAGTGATGATTGAACTTCCAACGCTCGATGCCTTCACATACAACGTGGGTGATATTCGGTTGGTCATTCGTGTTCTTGCTGGGCCTCCGGGCAACCAAGATTCAGGTGATTACCTAATGACAACAGTGGACACAATCATGAACTCACCAATCGCCATAGTGGACGGAAGGCCATCTCTCGCTTCATACGGCGAACAGATGCTTCCTTGCTATGACATGACCGTTGCCGTAGCAGTACGGCGCAACTAGAAAAAGGAGCCACCAATGGCAACAACAACATTCCTATCCAACGCAACTATCAACATCACGCAAGGTGCAACCACAACTGATTTGTCAGACCAAGCCAATGCTTGCATGATTACAGTTGGCCAAGATTCTCTTGAATCAACAGCATTTGGTGACACTGGTCATCGTTTCACTGGTGGACTCCAGACGGTAGAAGTGTCAATCACTTTCTTCTTGTCATACGGCTCAGCAGAAGTTGAAGCAATCCTTGCATCATGCGTAGGAACAGGCTCAACCGTTCTCACCATTTCGCCATCAGGCACCACAGAGTCAGCATCAAACCCTGAGTACGTTCTCACAAATTGTATGCTCGCTAACTTCACCCCAATCAACTCCACAGTTGGTGAACTCGCAACCGTAGAGGCCACCTTCACTGGCGGCACTTGGGTACGCGACGTCACCGCGCCATAACCAGAAACAACATCATGCAACTCACGCTCAAAGTCACAACAAACGAAACAACCTACGAGGTCAAAACAAACCTCTACGTCATCATTGCTTGGGAACGAAAGTTTAAACAAAAAGCCTCCAACCTTGCTACTGGCGTAGGACTTGAAGACTTGGCGTTCATGGCTTTTGAGTCATGCAAACTCAATAACATTCCGACACCAGCAATCTTTGATGATTACGTTAAAAAACTGGTTGCTATTGAAGTTGTATCGGATGAACCAACAAACCCCACCGTCGAGGCACCTACTCACGATCTCTAGCAGAAGTGCTAGTTGAGACTGGGTGGTGGCCTCCACAAATACCTTTTGAAACGCAAGACATGAACACAGTTATAGATGTGATAAATAAAGGCAGACGCAAATGAGTGCCACCGCATCTATTGAAATAGTTGGCGCTAAAGAAGCCATTAAGGCTCTTAGCAAAATTGACAAAGACCTCCGCAAGCAGTTCAATGCCGACGCTAAACAGATTGCGCAGCCTTTAGTTTCTTTGGCTGGTTCTCGCTATCCGGATACTCCCTTGTCTGGAATGAATCGCAACTGGACACAAGGCAACAAGAAAATCTTTCCTTACACCAAAGCCAAAGCCGTCAAAGGTCTAAAGGTAAAGTTCTCTACTCGTCGCAACGATGCAAACGTCATCTATGTCACCCAGTCAGACGCTGGCGCTGTGGTGCTGGAAACTGCTGGTCGTGGCAAGACAACGCTTTTGTCGGAGAACCTTCGAGCAAGAACCAACCGCATTTTGTGGCCCGCTGCCGAACAAGCGCTTCCTTCCATACAGGGTGAACTTCGAGCGCTAGTGTTGCGCGTAATTGCAACGGTAAATCAGGAGTTGAAGTAATGGCTGTAAACATTCCAATCATCAGCGAATTTGACGGCTCTGGCATTAAGAAAGCCATTTCCCAATTTAAAGATCTAGAGACAAACGGTCAAAAGGCTCAATTTGCAATTAAGAAGGCTGCTGTCCCAGCGGCTGCTGCACTTGTTGGTTTAGGCGCTGCACTCTTTGATGCCACTAAGGGTGCTATTGAAGATGACGCTGCACAAAAGAAACTAGCCCTCCAGTTAATGAACAGCGCTGGCGCTACCGATGCCCAGATTGCAGCAACCGAAACGTGGATATCTACACAAGGCAAAGCACTTGGCGTCACAGATGATGACCTTCGTCCTGCCCTTGCTCGATTGGTTAGCCAAACACATGACGTCACC